GCCTTCCGCCGTGTATTCCTGAAAGGCTTGGATGATGTTCTCGCAACGGTCTGAGATGTACAGGTGCGGGCGATTGAGGGCGTCCATCGGGGCCTTCCGGTTGTAGGCCAGCTTCGTCTGGATGGCCTGCAAACCCTCTTCGATGTCCAACCCCGGGGCAGGCATAAACACCAACCCGGCATCCTCAAGGTCAGCCATAACGGACGATACGCCGGTTTGTGTCTGATATTTGGCTGCACCAAGGCGGGGGTCAATCAGCCGCTCAAAGATGGCGTCCCCCGTTTCGGCCTCCGTCCCCGTAATCAGGTCAACGTAGTCACGTATCCCGTAACCAAGGCCCTTTGAGCCCTCCCCGCCCACCCACTTGCCGCCCTGCCACTTGGCCCAGTCGCCCACGTTGATGTCGGGCCACTCACGATAAACCCACCACGTATCCGACTCATCCACCGCCACCCACGCCATAAACCAGTTCTTCCGGCCAGCAGGGTCTAGGATGAGGTACTTGGTCGTACCCTTCAGGTTGATCGACTTGTGCTCCACCACGTTCACTTCCCGGCTAAAGTTGGGAAAGCGGGTGGACAGCGACTTGGTGGCTATGCCGTAGGCGCGGGTGAGGATTTCCGCTTCCGGCCTGTTCGCAAGGTCCTTGGCGATACGGTCGTAACCACCGAAGGGGTTGTCCCTACTGTGGAAGTAGATGATGCCTGCGTCCCGGTTCCTTGAGCGCTGTAGGTATGGGACGCTCCTGCCACCGAGAAGCTCGGCTGGCTTGCTTTGGAACGTCTCCGCCCCTTGCACGTAGTCGCGGACAACCTCGGTGTATCCGTCGATAGGTGTAAAAGTAACGACCAGCTTGCTGTTGCGAGTAGCGAGGCGAAAACGAAGAGTCCCAAGGAGTTCCGGGCCGACGAGATATTCGTCACACCAAGCGCCAATGTTAAGCCAGCTAGGACTCCGGCTACCAAGCTCAGCACCCTCAAGGATTGTGTCGTTGTTAAGGAATTGGGCATAAGTCTTGAATATGATCGAGCTCTTGCTGCCGGGCAGGATGAGGCTGCTCTTGGAGAACCCGTTCTTCCGGGTGTAGGACACGTTCTCCTCAGTACCCAGCACCTTGGTCTTAAACTCCTCGGGCAGGGCGTCGTACACCGCACTCTGCTGCTGCCGGATGGACACATCCGCATTCTGGGCAAAGCACATTATGACCGACCCCGGGTTCTCCACCGCCGCCTTCACCACGGCGTGGGCTGCCCAGCTCGTCTTCCCGCTCCGGTTGCCACCGCTCACCAGCAGCTCGGAATGCACCGTCAGGAGCTCCTCCGCATCCTTCCAATGGGGCAGCTTCCAGCCATACCTGTACGGGTCCCGTTTGCTGTTCGCAATGGCCGAATGGTAGACCTCGTGAAGCTTGAGGACATCCTCCGGCTTCATTGCCGCCAGCTCCTCGTTGGAGGGTGGCTTCAGCACCTCGTGCGGCTCCCAACTAAGCGCCATAGTGGAACTTCCGCATTCCCGTCGTAACGGAAAACCCACCCTCTGCGCCAAAGCAACCAAAGGACACCCGCAGCGTGAGGTCCGCAGGCGCCTCTATCTTCAGGTGTTCCGCCTCCCAGTTGTGCCTGCGGCGCACCTGAAGTCTCACAAATGGGATGATGTCAAACTCGTACAGGTAGCGCTTGTACGTCCAATGGTAGTAGCCGTGCCCCCAGATGGCCCTGCGAGCACTCCACTTCCATTCCTTCTGGGCCATCAGGAAGCCCTCGTTCAGCGGCCTATCAGGGTCACTCAGCACCTTGGCCCGCGCATCCACCCACTCTTGGTCAGTCATTGTTAAAGGAAAGCCTCGTTTTCTTTAATCCCGGGAATCGCCATTAAAGGAAAGCCTAGTTTCCGTTTTCTGGATGTTGAAAAAATACCCCGGTTTTTTCAACACGCCTCCACCGGCTTAGCCACCACCTCAATGCTGCTCTCCTTCAGCTTGGCCTTAGCCTCCTCAATCGCCTTCATCGCATCCTCCAAGCTAGGAGCACTACTCTTGTGCTCCACCGTCACCCTGTTCCCCTCCGTCGCCATAAAGAACTTGTCCGCATAGATGCCATAGCTCATCGCCAAATCACGTAAGTTGGTGCGGGCCAACATACTATCGTCCTCAGCCAGCATCCTCATCTTCTCCTGCTGGAGCAGCCGCGCCCCCTCAATCAGCTCCATCGCATCCTGCGCCACAATCTCCTTCCGCTTATCCAACAACGACTTGTGCCGGGCCCTTAGCCCCACAAGAGTGTACCAATCACACCCCTCGTCCCGGATGATGCTCTTCCAACTCCTACCCTCCGCCATCATCTCCAACAACCTAGCCGCCCGCTCCGGGTCCCTCGCTTCAAGGCTACGTCGATTCTCAGCCGCAGCCACCAACGACCGGGCTAAATCCTTCTTCACCTTCAAGCCTTCCGTCATACCCCCATCTGGGGAGTATTCCCCACCCCTGTCAATCCCAGACAGGCGGGCCCATAATAGGACTTTTTTTAAAAATCTTCGTTCCCGGTGTAACCTTTCACCTGTTTCCCCCGTCCCTTAATACCATTACTCCCCCTGATTCTCACAGGAGGACGTTTGTAAAAAAGTTTAAAGGTCGGATTGACCCAATGGTTACAACGCTCCCGGCCCGCTTTAGACCCCCTCCCCCCCCATTAAATGGTACAGGGAACCCCCTGTGACCGCAGGTCACTCTGTTCCTCCCCGAGCGAAGCGAGGGCGACCCCAAAAAACGGGTGGCACCACTCCCCTTCCCTGCTGTGGGCGGCGGTCCCCTGCTCTACTGAGGCGGTGCGGTGCATCGTGGAGGGGCGCGATTATCCCGGGGATACCCCGGGGATAAGATGGGCGAGCGGAAGCGCGTGCGTAGCACGCGCCGCGCTATGAAAACCGATTGCCCAGGTGGCATCGCGATGCCTGGGCGTGATAGTGACTCGGCCGGTGGGCAAGGAAAGCCCCGGTGAGCGTGTGGCTCGGCCGGGGCTGTGTTGTCGGTGGGGCTTGGCTAGGGGTTGGGCGGCTTGGGTGGGTCGTCGTCCTCTGGTGGGAGGTGGGGCTTGTGCGTGCCGGTGATAACGAGAATGAGGGCCAAGGCGAAGGCTGCTGTGGCCATCAGGGCGCCAAGTAGGAAGTCAAGGGTGCGGCTCATTGGGTGACTACGTCGCGGAGGCTGGCGGTTCGGTGGTGGCGGCGGGCTACGTGTTCGGACACGGTGGCGGGCCAATCGCTGGTGAATTGGGGTTGGTATTCGGTGCGGGGCTTGGGTGGTGCCTTGGTGATGGTTGAGATGCTCAAGGGCCGGTGGGGCTTGCGGGTGTCGAATGACACGGCGACGTTGTCCTTGACTGGGACCGGGCAAGCTGTGGTCGCGATGGCAACGGCTTCGGTAGTGGTCCCGAAAGCCCAGCCGTGCCCGGGGATTTTGGCGGAATAGAGTCCGGCTTGGTCATCGCGGGCGATGGTGAGTCGGCGGGCTGTGAGGTCGAGGTGGGCAAAGGCGAAGTAGCCTCTGATTGCGGCTAGGCCATCGGTGGACTTGGCCAGCAGGGCGCGGAGGATAAGTTCGCTGTCGCAAGTGGTCGACTCGTTGCGGTATTCGTCGCTGCTGACAACGCCGTTGTGGATCAAGGCGTGGTTGGGCGCGAGCATTGGGTGGGTGTTGGTCAGGCTCTTGCCACAAGTGGCGGTTCTGCCGTGGATCAGGAGCGGGCCGCCGTTGCTTGCCTCCTTGGTGTTCTCGGCGTGGTGCCACCCATCGGCCCACTCGGGGTGACGGTCGGTGAGCGTCGGGGCGCTGCTGCGGATGTGGGCCAGTTTGCCGCTGGCGGAAATCCAAGCGGCTCCGAATCCGTCACGCTCGCGGGAGCGGTCGAAATATCGCCAAGCGGTGCGGATCAGGTGATTCCGCTGGGCGGGGTTGTGGCCGGTGAGTATCAGGATTTTGCACATTGTGGGGGTTCTCCTTATTCGGTTTCGGCGGTGGTGGTCGGGGCGGTGGTGGTGTAGAGCGCGGGGTTCAGCGTTTGGTGGCGTCCTCTCCAGTAAGCGCGTTCGTACTCGGTGAGTGGAAGTTGGTCGAGCGTCGCGAGACAGGACGCTGCGGCTTTGGGCTTGCGTGCTACGGCGCGGATGGTTTCGAGCAGCCGAATCCACGCGAGGGTTTTTGTGTAATCGATCGTTCCGCTGTGCAGGCGGATTTCAATGGTGCGGTGGGTCTGCCACGCGCACACGTTTACGGCGCGGTAGCGGTCGCGGTTGCTGACTCCGAATTTGCAATAGGAATTCTCTCGGCGGCTGGCGGGGACAAGCTCGCGCAGGGCGACAAGCCAAGCATCCATCAACTTTGCGGTGCGGATGGCGTCGTATTCGGTCGGGATGTTGCGGGCGTCAAGGTGAACGTGCAGCCCGGTGCTGCGGTTTACGGAAAGGCCAGCGTCGGCTAAAATCTTACACAGTCGGTGCAGGCGGGGCTCGGCGGTCTGGCGGTCGAGTAGGGCGCGGACCTCGTGGCCGTTGTGTCCGTTGGCGGCGCGGATCGAGCCGTCCGACACGACGCGGGTCCAGATCGGTAGACGCTCAATCAGGTCTTTGCGGCTGATTCCTCCGACGCATTCGAACTCAAGTCCGAGGGCGTGGGAGTAGTTGTAAAGCGTGCGCTGGCGGCTGCTGGTGGCGAAGCTCCAAGCGGCATTTGGGCGGAGTCCTTCGCTCTCGATGCGCTGGCGGGCGCTGCTGGCGGGCTCGGCGTTTTGGCGTTCGGCAAAGGCGCGGCGCCAGTTGCGGACGCGGTGACCTACGGCGTCGCGTACTTCGTCGGGCAGCGTGGAGCGCAAGCGCCAGATGACACGGCGCATCGGGCGTGCGCCGTTCGTGCGGATCAGGCAGCCGGGGATATGCACGCCGGCCCCGGCGCGGACGCTGAGGGCGGCGGCGTCCTCGGGCGGCTGGCCAAATCGGATGCACAGGTAGGCGGATACGGCGACTGCGGTCGCATAATCGGCCGGGGTGTTGTGTTCGGTGTAAGCGCCATCAACGGCGGCGCGGATGGTCTGCCACGTGATCTTGTGTTTCATTGTATTGGGTCGCGTATTCACGCCGTGTCGCGGCGGCCCTTGCCCGGGCGGGGTGAGGCGTGGTGCCTCGAAAGTGGGAGGCGGCTTGCGCCGCCGGGGTTAAGCGGGGGTCAAGGGCAGGTAGGCGTTCAAGACGCGGCAGCCGTAGTCGTGCACCGTCTCGGCGTGGGTCTTCATCGAAGGCGTGGTGTCGAGACGGCGGAGGGCCAGCATCAAGCGAGCAACGGCGGCGTCGAGCTGCTGCACGCGCTTGTTGTGCTCGGCGAGCCAGCCCTTGCGGATCTGCGGCTTGCCTTGGGCGCGGTTGAGGCCTTCGGCGGTCGAGCGCACGTTGGAAACGGCGAGGTCGAGCTGCGCGCAGTAGTGGGCGAGATTCTGATCGGGGGTGAGTGTCGGCGTGGTGTTCATCGTTGTGTGACTGAGACGGTGACACGGGCCCGGGATTTTTCGAGCTCAATAATCTGACATTTCTGTCAGGTAAGGCCGCCGGATTTCACTTCAATTTGAAATGAAGCGAAGGCGAGGGCGGCTGGCAACGGTCGCAGGGGAGGGTAGATGCAAGAGAATGGCGAAAGCCATTCTCACTATCACGGTTGAACTACCCCTAGCCGTTGCCCAGCCTTGTGCCCGGTTGATCCACCCCTAGCCATTGGTAGAATGGCACCCTATGAGAAACGGCCTTGCAGGGCGATTTACGGGGCGATCTGACAGCAGCCGCTACTACGCCTCCAACCCGGAGGCCAGAAGGCGTAAAAACGCCTACAACAAGGCCTATCACGCGACGGAGGAGCGTCGGGACTACCGCTCTGAGCTGAATCAGGCCAATCGGAAGATGGGCAAGAAGGGCGACGGCAAGGATGTGAGCCACACCCGCAGCGGGAAGCTGGTGCTGGAGGGGCGGAAGAGCAATCGGGCCCGCAATGGGCACGAGGGAAGACGACTTTTGTAAATCCGCGCTTGACGGATGCGGTTGTCCTGCTACTCTCCGTCTTGCCAGTCGTTCTATGTGTTAATCGTATGGGAGTGTCGCCCTGTACGGTGGAACCCACCTCACGCTTAGCGGGGGTGGGTTTTCCGTTTCTAGGTTAGAAGGATGGATGGTCTGGCTCCGACCTGTGCAAGGCGGTTCTTGGGCCTACTGGCGGGGAGCCTGACGAATTTACCAACTCCCCTTAATGTTGGCTCCTTTGGGAGTGAACGTGCCGAGAACCACGGGCAATGGCCTACCAGCGTGGCGGCAGCACCCGGAAACCTCGTCTCTCGGCAGACAGCGTTCTAGTGGTTCATCCAGCAATGGGTGAACTCTGCCCCCGTGTTCCTGCATCAGCACCAGCGTCCTGTAGGGAGCGGAAAGTGGGATGTAAGTCGATGAATGGGAGAGCGAAACGAATCTCCTAAAGAAAAAGCTCGCAGCCCCTAACAAAAAGTGATTGGGTGGCGGGGATGAAAGACAACACATTGAACCTGACCTGTGAAGATCAACTTCAGCTTGCTGTGAAGTTTATGGCGTGTGAATACGCCATTGACGGGATGCTGCGGCATTTCCCGGCTCCTGAGTGCAAGGAGCAGGAGCACGCTGTGAATTGGGCTAAGGATACGCTTGGCTGGCTGACGGAGTGTCGGGAGGCCGCTGGGCTGCCTTACGACTACAAGGACATCACCGAATTTTCCCTCCCGTTCTTGGGGGGCAATGACCAAACCAACAACCAAAACTAACCATATGCCAATCGTCAAAGCTGAGAGTAAGGGTATTGATCCGGTGCCTGCTGGTGTTCATCAGGCCGTTTGCTACGCCGTCATTGATCTGGGGACGCAGGACCCGGGCAATCCGCAATTCCGGCCCAGCCGGAAGGTGATGCTGATGTGGGAGCTGCCCCACGAAACCATCAGCACGCCGGATGGGGTGAAGCCGCGCATCATCTCGTCTGAGTATACGATGTCCATCGGCAAGAAGGCTACGCTGCGTGGCGTGCTGGAGAGCTGGCGTGGGCGTCCGTTCACGGCTGATGAGCTGAATGCGTTCGACCTGAAGAACATCCTTGGGGCGAATTGCCAGCTCAACGTGGTACACAAGCCGGGGAAGGCCGATCCCAGCCGGGTGTATGCCCGCATTCAGGGCGTGGTGCCGCTGGTGAAGGGGATGGCCCCGCTGAAGCCGGTGAACGATGTCATCCTGTACGACATCCCTGAGAATGGTCCCATCACGCTGCCCAAGGGGCTGCCCGAGTGGATTGGGGCGAAGATCACGGCCTCGGACGAGTACAAGCAGCGCACCGGGGGCGGCATCACGGAAGCCACTACGGAAAGTGGTGGAAATGGTGTTGACGAAGACGTACCCTTCTGATCCTACTGAGGGGGAGGCGACACCTCCCCCTCTTTTTTCCTATGAACACAAAGAACGTCAGATTCAAACTACTGAGCAACCCGCTGCACAATGCGGGCTATTGGATTGGCAAGGCTACGCACTATAGAGTGCAGAGCGTATATGCCTGTGGGCTTGAGCGCACGATTGCCCGCATTTCTATGCGTACTGCTGCGCTGTGCGCGGCCAGCAATCTGCGTAAGGCGAGGGCGGAGGGCTTGCTGTGATTATCCTTCTTTGCCTTCTTTCTTTCGCCGTTGGCTTGGCTGCCGGCATCATCATTCAAAGCGAGAGCGGACCCGACTATGACGACCACGAGTGACACACCAAGAACAGACAAGGCACGGCTGGACATCCTGCAAACGGGGCGCCCTGCACGGGTGAACGCCTCCTTTGCGGAGGAGCTGGAACGCGAGAACCAACTTCTCCGTGAGGAGCTTGAGCAGCAGGCCATCTGCAATGGTGCAGGGGCCTCGCGGGAGCTGTCCTTGCGGGCCACCATTGACGCCCTTCAGAAAGAGCTCTGCGTGCTGCGGGAGCGCATCGTGAAGGAGGGCTACATCGTCACCAACTTTGACGGGACGATTGAGCTGGCCATCGACCCGTGGCACAAGCGGGAGAAGGAGGTGAAGCCGTGAGCGACACACCGAGAACGGACGAGCGCACCTACCCAGCCGACTGCCTAGGAAAGACGCTGGTGGTTAATGCCGAGTGGGCCAAGCAGCTAGAGCGCGAGAACGCTGCGCTGCGGGAAAACGTAGACGACTGGGAGAATGCGGTAGCGCACGCCCGAGACAATAGATCCCAAGAGCAACATTGCACTTGTGTGCCTCCCCTACTCGGGAAGGTGAAACAACTGGAGCGCGAGAAGTCCCTTCAGGGCCTGCATCTCGCCACTATGGCAGACGTAGTTCTCGGAGAGAATGCTGAGGATCGCAGCGACGAGACGTTGGTGCGGGAGGTGTGCAAGATGGCGCGGCAGAATCGCAACTTGGTCAATGTGCTAGAGGCTTTGGCTAAGGGGAAAGACGTTCCCGGCGTCACCGTAGCCGAGATTGCTGAATACGCCCAGAGTGCCGTAAACGCCGTCCGAAAGGAGAAGCAATGAACGCCAAACTCGTATCCATCACCCAACCCTGCGCCGACCTCATTCAGCAGGGCATCCTCACCGCAGACGACCTGATCGCCTACTGCGCTCGGGTCAGCAATCCCAGCAACCAGCTCAACACGGAGACGGCTCCGCGCCTCCTCGCCTACTGCATCAGGCACGGGCATTGGTCCGTGTTTGAGACAGCGAGTATGACGGTTGAGGTGGAGACCAGCCGAGCCATTGCCGCCCAGCTTCTCCGCCATCGCTCGTTCACGTTCCAAGAGTTCAGCCAGCGCTATGCATTGAGCTCTGAGTTTGAGCCCGTGGAGCTACGCAAGCAGGACACGAAGAACCGGCAGGGCAGCGGCGAGCTGGTCAGCGACTCCCAGCAATACGCAGAAGTGGAGGCGTCCATTCAGGACTCGCATCGCACTTACCAATACCTCATCGCCTGTGGCGTGAGCAAAGAAACCGCCAGAATGGTGCTTCCTCTCTGCACCCGCACTCGCCTGTATATGACCGGCTGTGTCCGTTCGTGGATTCACTACTTCGACCAAAGGTGCTCTGAGCACACGCAGAAGGAGCATCGTGAGCTGGCCTGCCTCATCCGTGAGGCGTTTGCTATGCAATTCCCCAACGTGTGGAATGCCCTGCAACTGAGGGAGGCCAAGCCGTGAGCCAAGACCCGCAACTAACACCCGAGCTGAACAAGGTGCTCGACGCCTTGTTCGCATCCACCGGCAAGACGCCTGAGCTTATCTACGACGCTGACGACAGGGTGGTTGTCGAGATAGTCAACCAAGTGAGGGACAAGCTGGCAAAGGAAGAGAAGTACAGGAGCGCGCTTGTCTGGAAGTACAGGAAGCACAAATGAGCGAGCTAGCCCTTGCCGCCCTGTTCCAAGCCATCGTGCAGATTGAGAGTGGCGGCAACCTCAAGGCTCGCAACGGGGACGCCTACGGGCCTGCCCAGATCAAGCCTGTCGTGGTGGAGGACCTGAAGCGCGCAGGCTACGATGTCTCCCTGTGTGAGCGTGGCACGATGGACGGGTCCTATCGCCTGTTCAAGCTGTACACCCAGCATTGGATACAGCGGCGCAAGTTGAAGGACTCCGCTAGGACCCGGGCAAACATCTGGCGCTATGGCCCGTTCAACGCCAAGACCACTCACAACGACGCCACCTACTACTCCAAGCAGGCGGAATTTTTGATGAGCAGGAAAAAATAGTCTTTACTTCTGACGCTTCCGGCGTCAGCAACGACACGAACACATAACACATATGAGCGAACATTGGTACACACGCGACGGTAAGAGCAGCCACACGCGGCTTACGAAGAAGGGCACGGAAAGGGCCACTACCCTACGTGACGCACGGGTTGAGGGCTTGCTGCCCTCGGTCTCCTCCATCCTCAACGAAGCGTACAGCCCTGAGCTGGAACGCTACAAGCAATCGCGCCTGCTGGACGCCTGCCTGAAGTATGCGCCAGACGCCTTCTCTACCACCGAGGAGTGGAAGAAGGCCATCCGTGAGGAGGCTGACCGCGAGGTGGTGGAGGCCCAGCAATTCGGCACCGCCTTCCACAAGGCGATGGAGACGGGCGAGCAGATTGACGGGATGGATGTCTTGGTCGCCGCCACCAAGGGCGCTATGGACGAGCTGCTCGTCGATGGCCTTGAGGTGATCGAGCAGGAAGTGGTGCTCGTCAGCAAGGATATGGGCTACGCTGGCACCACGGATGTCCGCTACATTCGCAACGCCCGCAACGGCATCCTCGACTTCAAGACCACGAAGACCACGGCTGGTGAGCCTGTGCTGCTGAAGATGTCGCACAAGGCGCAGATTGCGGCCTACCACCACGCTGCCTTCCCGTGGCTCAACCCTTGGGAGCGCGAGGGCATCAACGTCTACGTCAGCAAGACCGAGCCCGGTCGGGTGGATGTCGTAAAGTATACGGCGGAGGAGCTTGAGATTGCGTGGCAATGGTTCGACGCCTGTGCCCGCCTGTGGCGCATCCGTCGTGGCTACGACCCGCGCAAGGAGGCGGTGTCTTGAGCGCCGACCTTCCGCATTCCGAGGAGGGTGAGCGCATCATCCTCTCCTGCATTCTTCTCGATGGTCCGCCTTCCTTGGCCAAGGCCATTGACGGTCGCATCGACGAGGGCTGCTTCTACCTGCCCCAGCACCGCAAGTTGTGGCGTGCCATCCAATGGCAGCACAAGAACAACCATCCGCTTGAGCTTCACGCCTTGGCTGAGGAGCTGAAGAAGATGGGCAAGCTGGACGAGGTGGGCGGCATCCCGGGCCTCGTGGAGATGACGCAGCTCGTCTGCACCACGGCCCAGCTCAACCATTGGATTGATGTTGTGCGCCAGCACTACGTGATGCGTGAGCTGCACTCTACCTGCACTCGTATGGCCGAGAAGACGCTGGCCCATAGCGGAGGGGTGGAGCCCTTCGTGCTGGAGGTGAACAACCTCCTGACAAAGCATCACGCTGGCACCAAGCAAGTGACGCTGGCCGACGCCTCGGACGAGGCCATTGCCCTCATCGGGCGCATTCAGGATGGCACGTACACGGACAAGGACACGGGCATCGACTTCCCGTGGCCCGAGTGGAACCGGCGCTTCGGCCTAGCCAAGCCCGGCGAGCTCATCATCCTGTCCGCCCGCCCGGGTATGGGCAAGAGTAGCTGCTGCCGTCAGATTGCCCAGCATTGGTGCAAGCAGGGCAAGGTGCTGCTGTTCTCACGCGAGATGCCCGTCAAGCAGATGGCCCCGCTGTTCGCCCAGACCACCACGGGCATCAGCTTCCGCGACATCCTTGCTGGTCGCTCGACGATGGACGACATCGAAACCTTTAAGCGTGAGCTTGGCAAGGTGAAGGCGTTGCCCATCGAAATCTACGATCAGGACCGGACGCTCAGCCACATCGTCACCCGGGCCAAGGCCTTCGCTCAGGTGAGCAAGCCCAAGGCCATCTGCGTTGACTACCTCCAGCGGTATGACGCCCAGCAGGAGCGCGGGGAAACCCGTGATATGGCCCTTGGTCGCTTCACGATGGCGATGAAGGACCTAGCCATCGAGCTACAGGTGCCTGTGGTTCTGCTGGCCCAGCTAGGTCGCAGCGTGGAGCGCGAGAACCGTGAGCCCCGTATGTCCGACCTCCGCGAGAGTGGTAATCTGGAGCAGGACGCCGACCGCATCATCTTCCTCAACGCGCCGGACCACCGGCCTGACGGGGTAATGCAGCAGCTCACGGATAACGATCTGCGTTTCATCTACGTGGACGCCATCCAAGCCAAGGGTCGCAGCGACGGCACGGGACGTTGCGGAATGATGTTCGATCGTCCCATCACCAAGCTAATGTCTCACCAGCCCGCTC